GGGGGGGGGGGGGGGGGGGGGGGGCCACCAGAAAGGCCCACCGGGTAGCCTATTGCCAAGCGCATGGGTTGCTGCCTGAGGACATAGAAGGTGCCATAATCCGCCACAAGTGTGATAACAAGGCGTGCGTAAACCCGGACCACCTGGAACCGGGGAGCCATGTTGACAATATGCGGGACATGGTCGAGCGGAAGCGTTCGGCTATGGGCAGTCGCAACAGTAAAGCCAAGCTAACCCCCGAGCAAGTAGCTGAAATCCGCCAGCTGTTTGTTCCCCAATCTACAGAGTTCGGCTCCGTGGCACTGGGCAGGATGTACGGGGTAAGCAATAGCACAATCAACCGGATAGTTAGAGGGTTGTATTGGAGAGCGGAAGCTGAAATGGGTACGAGCATGTACAGTAAGGAGAAGGTAGAATGAATATTAAACCAGGCAGCATTGTAGAGTTATTAGAACTGGGACCAGAACCTATCGGTCCAGAATTGAGCAGTTACTTCGCGCCTGGTTCACAGCACCGGGTTATCTCTTATTGCGAAGAAACTTGGGAGGTAGAGCTGATAGACCCTACGAATGGTTCAGAAGAACCTGGGGATGGTATTACCTTCTTCCCAGGGGAGTATAAACTTATCGTGGAGTAGTGATAGGTGGACCCTTGGGTGGTGTAGGGTGTTAGGGTAGCATAGAAACACACTGAGGGTCAACTAAATAATTAAATAAAATTATTTGTTGACTCTGGCTTGATTCTGTGATTCCCCGAGAATTAATGTGATACGAGTAGGAACAACACAAGAGAGGCAACCTTGGCCAAAGTAAGTCTAATAAAACTATTCACCAAAGAGCAGCACGAGGAAGTGCTGAGTTATTACAAAGACAACGCAGAGGCTGCTGCAGCCTATACGGATATGACGGACGGTAAATATCCCGTATCCCGCCAACTTGTACGCTACTGGCGCAGCATCTTCATGGATAACAAGGGGAGTAAGGCAAAGGCTAACAACGCCCTGATGCAAGCCCGCAAACTAATTCAACCCTCCCCAACGGATGATATTGGGGATACGTTTGTACCCGAAACCTGTCGACGTGTACTTGTTATCGGGGACTTGCACGAGCCGTATACACACCCAGACGCGTACGACTTTCTGCGCACTGTACGGGACGAGTACTGCCCGGACATTGTAGTGCAGATAGGGGATGAGACAGACGGGCACGCTATTAGCTTTCACGATAGCAGTCCGGAGTTGGACAGCGCTGGGGTGGAATTAGAGAAGGCCAAGCTCGGCCTGGAGAAACTGCACGACCTGTTTCCTAACATGCTCCTGTGTGATTCTAATCACGGCTCCCTTGTATACCGCCGGGCCAAGGCTCACGGACTCCCGGTACAGTTCATTAAGAAGTACCGAGACATCCTGTTCCCGGAGCACGGCGCGCCGGGGTGGAGTTGGGGTGATGCTTGGGATTTGGGGACGCCGCTGGGTGTTGTACGCTTCCAGCACCAGGTATCTGGGGACCTGCTGCTCAACGCGGCTCATGAACGTAAGTCCATGGTAATCGGACACTTCCATGGGAAGTTAGATATACAGTATGCCGCTAGCAGCACTGCCCTGTACTTTGGTGCGCACTGCGGTTGTTTAATCGACAATAAGAGTCTGGCGTTTGCTTACGGAAAGCTGTCAAGAAGCAAGCCGATTCTGGGGTGCATGGTGATTACAGATGGGTGCCCACAAATCATCCCCATGCTACTTGACGATTCCGGAAGATGGACTAGTCGCAGCTAGCGAGCCCTGCATCTGCACGTAAATATCATTTGAACTAAACGAGGACGTAATTATATGACTGTGAATGTACTGGCTTCTCTGAATGCACTGGTAGACGCGGCAATTGAGTCTCAGGACGTGGACATGCGTGAGACTGCACAGGGTGGTGCGTACGAAGACGTACTGCTGCCGAAGGGCGAATACTACGGCTATTTTACCGAGTACGTGGAAATCGGTAAGCGCCTGCCGACCAAGGGTGGCAAGCCGACTGGTAAGCCCGCAGTAGCTAACGTACGCATTGGCATTGTAGTGTTCGGCCCTAACGGCGAAGTGAAGCGTATCCGTCCGTTCCCGATGGCTATCAGTAACTTTGAGCGCGCCGGCTTCAAGAAGTTCTTCGACAAGCTCAACTATGACAATAGCATTAAGCATGCGGCACAGCGTCTGGGCCAGGCCTTCACCTTCCCGATTGATGAACACACCAGTGCCGCAGGCAAGAAGTCTAACATCGTGGACCTGTCCGGTATCCGCCCGATTCCTAAGTTCGACCCGAACACCGGCGAGCCTATCAAGATGCCTGCCCTGGATGCTTCCGAGATTAAGCTGTTCCTGTGGAACAACCCGACCAAGGAAACCTGGGATAGCTTATATATTGAGGGGACCAAGGACGATGGTAAGAGCAAGAACTGGATTCAGGAGGATATGTATAAGGCCGCGGACTTCCCAGGCAGTGCTCTGGATATTCTACTGAACGCTGGCTCTGTTCCGAGCCTGGCAGCCATGCAGGCACCAGCTGCTCCGGCTGCCCCTGCAGCAGTTGCTGCTCCGACAGCCCCGGTAGCTCCGGTAGCTCCGGCTGCGCCAGTGGCTCCGACAGCCCCGGTAGCTCCGGTAGCTCCGGCTGCGCCAGTGGCTCCGACAGCCCCGGTAGCTCCGGTAGCTCCGGCTGCGCCAGTGGCTCCGACAGCCCCGGTAGCTCCGGTAGCTCCGGCTGCGCCAGTGGCTCCGGCGGCCCCTGTAGCTCCTGTAGCGCCAGCAGCGTCCGCTGCACCTCAAGCCTAATCAACCCTAACCTAAACTAATACGGCCCCGCCTGGGGCCTTAGAGTAAGCATTCCGAGCAGGCCGATAAACTGCGCACTAAGCGTGATGAAGTAGCGAACTTCCTGGGAGCATAAGCAATGGATAAAGTATTGGACGCATACAAGAAACTGGTTCTGGCGGTAGGTTACGTGAACTGTGGTGTCGTTCAGGGTTTCAACAATGACGACCAGCTCGGCGCTGTATACGACGCTCTAGACAAATTGGCGGCCTTGTACGGCATGGACCTGGAGCTGGCCGCTACCGCTTTCAAAGAGCACAACGACCTGGCGGCACATGCCGGCAAGTTGAAGGGGGATGATCTGGCGATTATCCGCATCATAGGCACCCTCAGTATTGGCTTAGCAGAGATTGGTTCCTGTATCTATGACGTAGACCAGAGCCTGCGTACTCCGGAAGTAATCGGGGACATGCTCGGCACCGTACTGGTGCTGTCCGAGTTGGAGGCTTGAGTATGCAGTACGTATCCCGCACAATTTTTATAGCGTTAATGTTTCCCCTGCTCCCACTGGCGGGGCTGTGCTACCTTGGCGATAAGCTGAGCAAGGCAAAGTGGGCAGAACGTTGGGCTGAGTGGGCTGATAGGAAGGCCCGTGACATTACGGGGGTCTGATGATTATCAACGGGATTGACTTGTCCCAGCTTGATGCGCAGTTAGCTCCGCAGAACTCTGGGAAGATTCTGCTGTATGATGCGGACTTTTGCGTGTACAAAGCCGCCGCTACGGTGAAACGTCTGGACACCGCGATACGTCGCTTCTATCAGCTGGTGCTGGAGGACATGTTCCTAGTCGGCTGCTCCGAGGCAGTGGCGTATCTGACGCCTGCTGGCTGTGCTAAGTGCCTGCGCTGGCACCTGCCAACGGCTAAGCCGTATCAGGGACAGCGCGCTAACCGTCAGGAGCTGCCACTCAAGGCACCGTTGAAGCGGCACCTGATTGAGAATCCAGACCAGTATTCTGAGCAGGGTATACAGATAGTCAGCAGTGACTACTTCGAGGCCGATGACCTGTTCATAATGGATTCGTACAGCTTCGGGGACCGGGGAATCCTTATGTCCCAGGACAAGGACTCCTGGCTCAGCCCTATGGCCCGATTCGATATCCCGACCGGAACCGTGTGGCCTGCCTTGGATAACCCCTTCGGCTGGATTAAGTGGGATGGCACTCAGGCTATGCCGGTACGGGCGCATGGTACTAAGTTCTTCTGGTGGCAGATGCTAGCAGGGGATGACGCAGATAACGTCAAAGGCATCACATTGCTTGATGGGAAGCTCTGTGGGAAGCGAACGGCCTTTGATGCTATCTACCCTATTACCTCAGAGCAGGACGCCGCAGAATTCGTTGTAGCGGCCTATGCTCGAAACAACCAAGATGTACTCGCAGAGGCAGAATGCCTATTCCTGCGGCGCTCCCCGTCAGATTCTGCATACCAGTATCTGATGTCACTGTTGACTACTCCCAGTCTACGTGACTGGGTGCAGTCGCTGCACGGGTACCATAAACAGCACATACAGTGGATACAGGAGCACCCAGACAATGGCGAAGATGTCTGCGAAGGAAATGAGCCTGCGGGCGATTGAGTTATACTACGAGGGGAAACACGATGAACTTGAAACTATTCTGGATGCGCTGCGTGAACGAGCACCCAAAACACATCGAAGAACGGTTGAGCATTTGGATTCTCTCATTCACGACAATGCTCTGCTGGATGTAATTGGGGAGATTCAGGTATGGTAGCACGCCGTATAACACGGGGCCAGGTCCGGGCTGTAACATTGAAGCTGCTAAAAGAGCAAGGAGGGCTGTGTTTAATCTGCGGCAAGCCTATAGAGTTAACAGCTAAAAGCACTTCCGGGGACGGCCCGGCACTAGACCATTCACACCGTACTGGGCACATTCGCGGGGTGTTGCACCGCTCATGTAACGGGGGTATTGGTCGAGCAGAGTCTGTAATAGGTCGGTGGGTTACGGGGTCCATGCAGGACGAGGGTGCTATTGTAGATGACATGCAGCGCATGGTTGACTACCTCCGAAAACCAGAGACTGATTTAATTTATTACACACACCGCAGTCCGGAAGAATTGGCGCAGGCACAGAAGCTCAAGGCCCGCAAGGCCCGGGCACGACGCAAAGCACGGGAGACTATTAAATGAGTGACGCAGTAAATTCCCCTCAGCACTATGCAGGCGGTGGTGTAGAGTGCATTGACGCAATAAAAGCTAGTATGTCATCGGAAGCATTCAAGGGGTACCTAAAGGGGAACGTCCAAAAATACTTGTGGCGTTACGAGAAAAAGGTTGCCCCATTGGAGGATTTACATAAAGCACAAGTTTACTTAGGGTGGTTAATTGAAGCGAATAAATCCTAAAACGGGACTGTCGTTTAAGCGCGGAGATTAGGGAGTGTGATGTGCTCTGTGCCAACTGTCACAGAATTAAAACTTATGAGGAGCAGGAGTGGGGAGCCCTAGCGCATGGTGCCACTGGATGTGGCAGAAAGCAGTAGAACGGGGCGACGAACTCGCCGCTAAAGACTACCTGGAGATGTACAATCTCTGGATTAGCAGGAACCTATAAGGGCATAACCGGGGAGATTAAGCGTCTATGATTCACGCACTGAATACGATTGTAGTACCAGAGGAAGCACTGGTGAAACGCCAGCTGGAGCTTGAAGAGACCTATAAGATTCGCGGAATCGAGCGCGCGCGTAAGCTTATTACGGACGCGTTGCAGAACGGTGGGATTATGAACCTGCCGATGACGCAGCGTATGCTCACCTCGGCATATGAAGTGGCTGCTGCCGCTATCGACGAGATGCGAAATGTCAAAGCCCCGGGCATCGGCGGGAAGTACCGCCGGTTCTTGCGCTTAGTCCCCTTGGATGTCCTGACCACCCTGAGCCTGTGCACAATGTTTGAGGCATTTAGCGTCGCCCCTGGCGAGTCCGCTAGTCGCCGCCAGACTGCACAGGCAGTAATGTCCGCACTGGGCCGGAACGTGCAGTCAGAGCTACTGGCTCTGCAGCTACGTAACGTAGCCCCAGCGTACATGGACCGTGTGTATGAGTATCTAACAGAGCGTCGTACGAAGTCCCCTACGCACATCCTGCGTACGCTCCGTGCCAGTGCCGAGAACGTGCACTATGGGCACGAACCCTGGACTAACGCCCAGAACATCTCCGTAGGGCGTCTGCTGTGTGCAGCAGTGTTCGAGACGGGTCTGTTCCAGTGGAAGAACTGTAGTGGCAATCTGAGCATGCTATACCCCGCAGACAACGTTATGGAAGCATTCCAGCAGTTAGTGGAATCTGCCGACACTGTGACGATGAAGCCGCCTATGCTGGTGCCGCCGGTGCAGCACACCACTATGTGGGATGGCGGGTACCTTACCCCTATCGACAATCGCGGTACCTATCATAATTCTCATATTGACCGCGCGCGTCTCCGCGAAGTAGCGGAAGCATTCAAGTCCGCGGATGGCATCAAGAAGGCGCTTAATAAGGCACAGGAAACTCCATACCGTATTAATAAGCGCATACTGGAACTGGTGCAAGAAGCACGGGCCCTGGGTGTTGGGATAGGTATGCCTCGCTCAGTACCAGAGCCGAAACCGGAGTGGTATCTGGACGGGGTTCCGAAAGAGAACTACACCGAGGAAGAGCTTGACCGATTCGGTGAGTGGAAGACGCGCATGTCCCTATGGTACAGCGCAGACCGTAAGCGTGTATCGCAACTACGCAGCCTTCTGACTACGTTGGAAATGGCGGAGGAATTCAAAGATGAGAAAGCCTTGTACTTCCCGACTTGTGTGGACTGGCGTTACCGCCTGTACTTCAAGTCCTCGCTGCACCCCCAAGGTTCGGATTTGCAGAAAGCCCTTCTTGAGTTTGGCAGAGGAAAACCTCTGGGTGAGCGGGGACTATTCTGGCTCAAGGTACACGTCGCCACATGCTTTGGTTATGACAAAACCTTATTCGAAGACCGCGCAGCTTGGGTTGATGCGAACTTTGCAGCGCTCGGAGAGCTTGTGGTTTCACCGTTTGATTGCCCTGCTTTTGCCGAGGCAGACAGTCCCTGGTGTTTTCTGGCCGCCGCTATCGACCTGGTTAATGCTGTGCGTTCTGGATGCCCAGAAGAGTATATTAGCCGAATCCCAGTGGCTATGGACGCTACAAACTCAGGTGGACAACATCTCTCAGCGCTTCTGAGAGACCCTGTGGGCGGTCGTCTGACGAACCTGTACTGGGAGGGTAACGATAAGAAAGCGGACCTGTACATGGACGTGAAGCGCCGTACGGACGAGAAGGTGATACTGGACCTGGACAAGGAGGATTTCGTTATCCAGAGCACGTACTGGAGAGAGAACGAAATCACCCGCAGCATGACCAAACGCCCCAGTATGACTTACTTCTACAGCGCTACGGTGCGTAGCTGTAGTGATTATATCTTTGCAGGTGCCTGTGAAGAGGGGTACGAAGGAACGGATACACATAGTCTATGGAACCTATCCTGCTACCTGGCACCGCGTATGCGTACCGCTATTGAGGAGGCAAACCCAGCTGCGGCAGCAGTTATGGGGTACTTGCAGAACCTCGCTAGACGTGTACCAGCAAGCCAGCACCTGCAGTGGACTACGCCGCTGGGCGGGCTTGTAATGAACCGCTACACACAGCGTGAAGAAGTGCGGGTACGCATTGACTGTATGAACCTCACTATCATGCGAGTGCATAATCGGGATTTCAAGACCTGCAACAAGCGTAAGGCGGCCTCCGGGATTGCCCCGAACTTTGTGCATAGCCTGGATAGTACGCACTTGATGATGGTTCTATGTGCCGCTGACGGGCTGGATATTGTGCCGATTCACGACTCCCTGGCTACTCATGCAGCTGATGTTGATGCCATGCACCGACACATACGCGAGCAGTTTGTGCGCCTCTACGAAGAGAATGACCTGCTTGGGGATATTACTCGCGCAGCAGTAGCAGCCGGGGCGGATTTGACGGACCTGGATATGCCTGAGGTAGGTACCCTGGACATCCGGCAAGTGCTAGAATCTCCTTTCTTCTTTTCATAAAATTTGATGTTACCGGAGTAGGAATGAAGTTAAAACACACTAGTAAAACTTCCGACTACACTCTCAAGGTTCTGTATAAGTCAGACGACATTACAGACGCAGTGAAGCAACTGCACGAACTGGGCCACGGCATTAGTCGGGGCCTAGCTCCAGAGCAGCACTACTGGAGAGTACTGGGCAGCGTACTGGGTAAACAGTATATACTAGGAGTCTATGACTCCCAAGGCGGCTTAGTCGGTGCTGTCAGCTACTATCCAGAAGCCGTAGAGGACTGTCATTACGTAGAGCCTGTGCTGTATACAGACTTCTTCGTATTGAAACCGGACAACGGCGCGGCAGTGCCTGTGATTATGCAGGGCCTGCACGCAATAGCTAAGTGTATGCGCGCTGGGCGTATCGCCATTAGCCGGAGTACATCGGATAACTCGTACAAGACAACTTATCATTTAGTGAGGTCAGAATGAGTGGTGGTTTAGGTAAACTGTTAGGCAAGGCCACGGATATGCTCGGCCTTACTGACAACGCAGGATTAGAGGCGCAGCAGCGCTTGGCAGAGCAGCAGGCTAGCGCAGCGAAACAACAGGCTGCCTTAGAAGCTAATAGAGCCGCAGATAATATTGCTGAGATTGACCCAGCAGGGGCTGCCTCTGCATCTGCAGATGCAATCACGTCTGAGCAGAAGAAACGGCGACAAGCAGGGCAGAGCAATCCTCTGGGCCTGTAAGGGGGGTAGCTTGGAACAAAAAGCAACATTAGCAGAACTCTTTAAGAAGGATCAGGACGCAGGTGTCTTGGATGCCTCTGAGAGGTTCGCGCAGTGGACGCTCAGCACTATCTTTACCCGGGACGATTCCCTGGACGGTAGGCGCAGACCTCTGGAGCGTGACTACCAGAGCACCGGTGCGCAGCTGGTCAACACTGCAGCCACTAAGATTGTAGGCGCTCTGTTCCCCCAGGGCACTAGCTTCTTCCGGTTCTCCAAGAGTTCGGACCTGGACGAGTTCATTAGTTCGCTGGGCAGTGCAGCTACAGCAGAATCTAAGTTAGCCGAGGTCGAGAACACAGCGTCACAGAAAGTATTTGAGAAAGACGGTTATGCTGCGAAGTTGCAAGCTGTGAAGCTGCTGCTGGTTACAGGTAACGCGTTGGAGTATATTGATGAGCGGACAGGTAAATCCATCGTCTACTCAGTCCGTAACTTTACCGTTCGAAGGGATGGTAGCGGGAACGTCCTGCGACTCATTATCAGGGAGCGCGCAAGCGTCCAGGACCTGCCAGAGAGTTTCCGCGGCACCTTCTACCGCGACAAAGACCCATACGGCGACGTTGATATCTACACTGCCGCTTGTCGCAAAGTTAAGCGGACAGAGGAAGGCGTAGAGGTAGTAAGCTACGAGGTGTACCAAGAAGCAGACGGACACCGTATCGGGGAAAGCAGCACCTATCCGGAGCTGGAGCTTCCGTACAACGTGCTGGTGTGGAACCTTGTTAGCGGCGAGCACTACGGGCGCGGCTTGGTAGAGGACTACGCCGGGGACTTTGCTAGATTATCTGTACTGTCGGAAGCGTTAACTAACTACGAGGTTGAGTCTGCGCGGTTAATTCCGCTGATTGACGCAAGCTCAGGGTTAGATGTAGATGAGTTCGCAACGTCGGAGACGGGCGAGGCTGTGCAGGTTGGTGGTGGCGGTTCCAACGGGAACAGCAAATCTCCTGTCACTGCTTACGAGGGCGGCTCTGCCCAGAAGATTCAGTGGATTGCCAGCAACATTCAGATGCTCGAACAGAAACTGTCGCGTGCGTTTATGTACACCGGTAACTCCCGGCAAGGTGAGCGTGTCACGGCTTACGAGATTCGCCAGAATGCCAAAGAGGCGGAAGCCGCTATGGGTGGTGGGTTCAGTATCCTGAGCGACACCTGGCTGCGTAAGCTGGCGTACCTGTACACTGCACTGGTGTATCCTCGCTTTAAGCTGTACCTAAGTGAAGGCGTAATGAGCATCAACGTTACGGTTGGCACCTCTGCGCTGGCTAAAGCTGCGGCGGCTGATAAGCTGTTAGAGGCGGCACAGTCCATGCAGCTGGCTATCCCGGTGCTTGAGCAGATTACTCCGCGCTTCAACAAAGATGCGTGCGTAGACTGGTACTTCGACGCCTACGGTATCGTCAGCGAGCCGTTCATGTACACCGAAGAGCAACTGCAGCAGAAGCAACAGGTTCAAGATGCGTCTGCCGATGTATCCGCCGGTGCAGCGCAGGACCAACTCCAGGGCTTGACAGCAGCGGACCCGACAGTAGCAGGTAAGCAGCTGGGCTTATTACCAAGTTAACAACAGAGGTATAGATGGATAACGTAGAAAACGGTCAGAACGTAGAAACTACGCAGGTAGAGAACCAAGGCGGCCCTAAGATTCCGGGCCTAGGTGCTCCCCTTAACGCCCCGAACAATCAAGGCGTGCAGGATGCACAGACCCCTACCCAGCAGCAACAGGGCAAAGATTCCCCTGACCCTGCTAAGATTCCTCTGGATATCGAAGCCCTAAAAGCGGCCCTGGATAAGGGTGGCGATAGCGCTAAAGAGCAGCCCCAGGAGCTGGCTAAGACAGGCAACCCGACAATTGACGCCGGTGTAGCTATGTTGCAGAAAGTCTCTGGGTTAACTGACTCTGATATGGTGCGGGCACTTGGTAAGGCCCTGGAGTACCAGGACCCTAACCTAATCGATACGGCCTTCATTAAGGAACGTTTCGGAGAGCACGCTGCTTATGCAGAGCTGCTGGCCAAGGCGTACCTGGAAGACCAGGTTGGTCAAGCCACCAAGGCAGTACAGGAAGCTTACGATATTGTAGGCGGGAAGGATAACTGGGAGGTGGCAGCGCAGCTGTTTAATTCCAAGGCCCCTGAACCTCTTCGTAACGCGGCTCGTGTACTCGCTAACTCGGGTGAGCTTAAGCAGGCCGCCGAGTTGGTGGCGAGCTTCTGCCGGGATATGGGTCTTATCAAGACGCAGAACCCAACGGTACGGGGCGTAGCCAGCAACAACGCACTATCTGCTGCGGAATTCCGTGCAGAGTACACCAAACTCCGTCAGGAAGCGGGCAACCGTAGCTTGGCATCTCCGCAGTTCAGTCAACGTTATAATGATTTGCTCGCACGCCGTGAAGCTGGTAAGCGCGTAGGTCTTTAATCTCATTTAAAAGGAAAAGTAAGATATGACAGATACCATCTATAAAGCTAACTTGACAAGAGCCCACTGGGCAGGAGCTGCCTCCGACGTAGATGTTCATTTAGAAGTCTACCAAAACGAGGTTGACACCCGCTTTACTTATCAGGCTCTGTTCCTGGGCCTCTCCAGCCAGCGCTCTATCAGCGGCTCCAACACCTACCGTATTGACCGCCTGAACACCTCCTCGGTGAAGGGCCGTCGCTCCGGTGAGGCGCTGGATAGCACCCCGGTCCGTAACGATAAGATGCTTATCGTGGTGGATACGGTGCTGTATATCCGTAACCCGATTGACTACCAGGATGACTGGACCGGCCCAGACTTCCTGACCGAGATGGGCCAGAACAACGGCTCTGAGTTCGCAGAGACCTTCGACCAGGCGCACCTGATTCAGCTCATCAAGGGCCGTTCCTGGGTTGCTCCAGCGCACTTGAAGCCAGCGTTCAACGACGGTATCGAAGTCGGTGCCTCTATCCTGGTGGCGGGCGATACGCCGGATAAACAGCTGACCCAGGCGGAGATGGAAGCTAACGCAATGAACATCAACCTGGCACACAAGGCTGGTATTGATGAGCTCATCAAGCGCAAGACTCCGCTGGCGGACATGATTACCCTGGTGGATGTCGACACCTATTCGCGTCTGCTGGAGCATCCGAAGCTCCTGAACCTGGACTTCGGTGCATCCAACAACGACGGTTACAAAGACCGTCGTGTAGTGAAGATGAACGGCGTACCTGTAGTAGAGTGCACCGAGTTCCCTACTAAAGCTGGTACGCATCCGCTGGGTAGTGCTTACACCGTCACCGATGACGACGCACTGTGCCGTATGGTGACTTTCAGCAAGTCCAAGACCCTGGTGACTGTTGAAGCTAAGCCGTTCACCTCCCGTATCTGGGACGATGAGCGTGAGTTCAGCAACGTTCTGGACTGCTACGCGATGTACAACATCGGTCTGCGTCGTCCGGATACCGCCGCAGTGACTAAGTTCGCTTTCAACGCCAAGCGCTAATTGGAGGTTCAATGGCAGTAATCGCTATGTTCGGTCTGGAGACTCTCCAGGCCAATGCGGCTCAGCGGGAGGCGGTTAAGGCCGCCACCGATGTAGCGAAGAACATCCAGGTGGCCTCGGTCGAATCTGGCCGCAAGGCTACCAAGAAAACCCGTAAGGCGGCTGACGTAGCCGCCGACACTGCGGAAGAGTAATACGCGCCCCTGGTGCCTTCGGGTGCCAGGGGCTTTTTTTTGTCCCTGTCTTAAGGGTCCAAGGGGTCTTTAATAGAGGAACAAATATGAGAGAATTACTAATGTACGACCCCACCAGCCCTAGCGGGTTGCGCTGGAAGGTTGATGGGTACCGTAATACATACAAAGCAGGCGATGTTGCTGGGTGTACACACTCGGGGGTAACTGGGTACTACCAGATAGTTGTACGTGGTAAGAAGTACACGAGTCACCGGGTGGTATACTTTCTAGTATATGGGGAGTGGCCGGACACCGTGGACCACATAAACGGAAACCGCAAAGATAACCGGATAGAGAACCTGCGCGCCGCCACTAAGAGACAGAACTTGTGTAACCTAACCAAGGCTCGGGGTTTCTACTTTGCCAAGCAGCAGAGCAAGTTTGTGGCTCAAATATGCAATTACGGCAAGAATCGCACAATTGGCAGCTTTGATACAGCACTTGATGCCCGCGCAGCGTACCTGCGCGCTAAACTTGAAGAGCACGGTTTCGTGCCGGGGGTGGTTTATCCGTGAATTAGATGCTGTGAACCTGACGCTGGAAGCCCTGGGGGAGTCTCGCGTTATGGACGTCAATACTAGCAACCCCAGTGCGGGGTTAGCTCGCTCTGCACTTGCACGCAACCGTCGGGGGTTACTCAGCACGGGGTTCTGGTTTAACGTGGTGGAGCGTGAAGTTACGCCTACTACTGACGGTTTTATTAAAGTGCCGTGGAACCAGTTGGCTGTATACGATGCTGGTTCCGACTCCAAATACGGAGTACGCGATGGGAACCTGTACGACCTGATGGAGCAGAACCAATATTTCGACAGCTCCGTTAAGCTCAAAATAGTCCTGGACTTGGATTTTGAGGACCTGCCGGAGCACGCGGCTATGTGGGTGGCTAACTACACCACTGCGCAGGTATATCTCAACGACCTGGGTGGTGACAGCAACTACGCTAATTACGCACAGGAAGCTGAGCGTTACAAGAGCATGGTGCTGCGTGAGCATCTGCGCAACCAGAAGTTCAGCACCAGCAAGACACGCTTTGCACGCAGAATCCGCCGCGCTCGTTTTATGGTTTAAGGAGAGGTTATGGCACAAACACCTATACGGGCGTTAGAGGGCACAATTCAGAGCTTGCTGCAGGGCGTCTCCCAGCAGGTTCCAAGAGAGCGCCAACCCGGGCAACTAGGGGCGCAGCTGAATATGCTCAGCGACCCGGTTTCTGGTATCCGCCGCAGACCTCCGGGTGGGGTTGTCTGGGAGAGCACGATTGATAACCCTGGGCTTGATTCCCTGTTCACTGAATACGTGGAGCGTGGAACTGACGGTAGGCACCTGCTGATTAATACCAGTAATGGTAATTGGTGGTTGCTGGCTAAGAATGGAAAGACTATTCTTAACTCCGGCAATGACCCGTACTTTGTTACCACCGTAGGCCAGACCTCTTTGCAGACCGCAAGCATTGCTGGCCTGACTTATATCCTGAACACGGAGATGGCTCCGAACACAACCGTGGACAACACTGGGCGTATCGACCCCAGCACCACTGGGTTCTTCTACGTTAAATCTGCAGCATTTCAGAAACGCTGGAACGTCACCGTTACTTCTGCGGGGGCAGACTACACTGGGGACTACACTGCACCGGCTGCTGGTAGCACCAGTGGCAACGCTGAGGAGGTGTCTGGTGCTTACGTCGCCCAGCAACTGCGGGACTCTCTTGTAGCGAACGGGTTGCCCTCTGGGAACGTTAGCGTACGCGGCGCGTACTTGTTCTTCTATGGGTTGAGCAACTGCGTGGTATCCTCTGACGCGGGCGATACTTATGCCGGGGTATCCAACCAGTCTCGCGTAGACCAGGAGCAGGACCTACCTGCACAGCTCCCCGCAGAAGCCGATGGGGCGATGTGCCGAGTGGGTACGGCCTCGTCTGAGACAGTGTGGTACCGGTTCGATTATAGTACCCGCACCTGGTCTGAGGTGGGGGCGTACGGCAGCATCGCCAAGATTACGAACATGCCCAGAGAGCTCGCCGCGGATGACAACATCGTTGCGCGGGATTGGGAAGGCCGCCTAGCGGGAAACGATGACAACAACAGCAACCCGGGATTCGTCGAGAACGGCTACATTACTGGTATCGCAGCCTTCCAGGGCCGCTTGGTTCTGCTTAGTGGCAGCTCCGTGGATATGTCAGCCTCAGGCCTGTATCAGCGCTTCTACCGCTCTACTGTGACGTCTCTGCTGGATACGGACCGTATCAGTATTAGCTCTGCGTCCGCCCAGGATTCTGTGTACCGTACCGCTGTGCAGTTCAACCGGGACCTGGTCCTGTTCGCTAACAGCATGCAGGCCGTTGTACCGGGCTCTGTGGTGCTTACGCCTACTAACGCCAGTATTAGCATTACCAGCACATACGAGTGCGACAGCCGCGTTACCCCGGTGATGGCGGGACAGACAGTAATCTACCCGAACAAGCGCAACGACAGCTACGCAGGTATCCTGGAGCTAATCCCGTCACCCTACACTTCGTCGCAGTACACCACACAGGACGCCACGGTGCACCTACCGCGGTATATCCCTGGCAGGGTATTGCAGATGCAAAACTCCAGCGTCACCAATATGGCCTTCTCGCGCATGTCCGGGGAGCGCAATAGCCTGCTGATCTATGAGTTCATGTGGGGCGGAAGTGACGGCGCTAAGATGCAAGCAGCGTGGCATAAGTGGTCGTTCCCGTATCCAATCCTGAGCGTACAGGCGCTGGAAGATGAGGTGTTCTTGTACATGCAAGGACCCAGTCCCAGCAACAAGCTCCTGATTGTGTCTATGGACCCGCGTGAAGGTTATCAGCTAGGTTCGGAGTACCGCGAAGCCTACTCGGATTTGCAGAAGCAAGTTCAAGTACAGGACGGGGTGTTCACTGTTCCAGAGGTACTGCGCTCAGTTGGGTGGGCTGACCGTTACAAGGAAGAGCTTATCCTAACGTACCTACCCAGCAACCCTATGGGACCCACTGAGGTTGGCATCAAGGATATTGCCGGGGAGAACACCCTGCGGGTTGTGCGTGGTGTACCTGATGGCACCTACGTAATTGGGAGACGCTACCGCAGTACGTTCACTCTAACTACACCTATTCTGCGGGACCAGAATGACAAGCTAGTGGGAAGTGGGCACGTGCGCCTGCTGCGCCTGGACGTAGCAGTACGTAACTCTGGGCACTTCGACGTACAGGTACTAGACACCCCACGGGACGTCAACTGGGGTGGTGAACTAACTGGTATCCTGATGAACTCAAAGGAGCTGACGCTTGGGCAGAGCCTGCGTATGGACCTGGCTACGATTACCGTGCCGTGCCGTACTAACGCAGACACAACCGAGGTGACGCTGTTTACTGGGGGTTCTATGGAACTGAACGTGCTGGATATCTCGTATATCCTGCGCTACAACCAACGCAGACGGAGAATTTAATATGGGTATGTGGTGGGCAGCCGCAGCCCTAGCAGGCTCTAAACTGCTAGGTGCTGGGGCGCAGATTGAAGTGTCCAAGGCCAGGAACAAGGCTGCGATTCAACAGACAGCCAAACAGCTAAATGACATCGCGCTACAGCGCGCTCAGTCCAGGGACCGGACTGAGGTATCCCTGTTTAACATCCAGCAGCAGAAGCTGCAGGCACAGAGCCAAGTAGGGCTGCAGGCAGCAGCCTCCGGCACTACGGGGGCTTCTGTTAAGGACGCCGTAGCCACCGTCAACACGGTAGCGGGACGTCAAGAGGCCAGCGTAAGAGACCAGCAGGCAACTCAGGAAGAGGGCTTCCGCATGCTGGTGGATAAGACCGTTGATTCCGGACTAGCGAATATGGACATGGAGAGCGGCTACGACAAGATGTTCAACATGGCCCTCAGCGTAGGCGGGCAGATGCTCGGACAGTACGTTGGTAATAAGCTATCAGAAACTACACCGGAACCTAGTGCACCCGGCGTGGAGCCTACAGCACAGAACTCGTTTCTGTACGACCTGTGGGGCAGCAAGGGGGATAGCAAGGTTCACACCTGGTAAATAGAGGGGGAAGTAAATGCCTGTAATTCAACCCACCCGGCAGGGGCTTAATATTGGTGGAGTACAACTCCAATCCAATGAGGTACAACTACCCCCTTCTGCCGGTGAAGTAGCAGTAGACGCAAGCAAGGTCAACCGATTAGCCGCACTGTCCGGTTTCGTACAGGACTTCGGGGTAGGCTTCGAGGAAGGAATCAAAGAAAATGCAGCCGCCGCCACAGTGCGCGGCGCTATGGATGCCCAGGGTGCCGTGGATGCAATGGCCTCCAAGGATGAGGCTGTACAGAAGCAGAACATCTTCGTACGCGAAGCCTACCAGGATGGCTACGTATCCGCCGCCGCGTACGACTCTCTAGCCAAGTGGCGCACAGATAGCATCGCACGGGCTAAGAAAGCTGCTGAGTCTGGCCTGACTGACGAGGAATTCCAGCAGCAGGAGCAAGAGCATGTCCAGTCAATGTCAGACAAGCTTGGTATGTATCTCCCGGATATGTCCAAGCAGTCTGCTACGAATATACTACAGCAGCTCCGTGCTACCAGTATGGCGAACTACACAGCCTTCCAGAAAGGTCGAGCTGCGTTTGCTGTGGCTCAAGCCGACCGTGCCCTTGACCGGGGCCTAAGCTCGTCCAGTGATGAGTTCTATCAGCGCCTACAAGCAGGGCAGGGCGCCGCTGCGCAGATGTCTATCAAGACCGGTTTAGACAGTATTCTGGCCGCCGAGCACCTGGACAAGAGCAAGAAGCTGGACCGGGCCAAGCAGTATCTGGTCAGTGTAGCGCAGCAGACCCAGGATCCGCTGGTAATCAACCAGCTGCAGGAAATGGCCACTAAGGAACTTGGTGTCAACTCTGTAGACGTCAACGCGGCGCTGTATCAGGAGTTCAAGCGCGCCGGTGCTCAGATTGAGACCCAAGCCCGTTTCGAAATCTCCGATGAAATCCAGTCTCTTGAGGGGCAGACCCCAGAGCAGCAGGAACAGACAATGGCGCGTATTCGTAGTCGTGTCATTGAGCTGTCGGCATCGGACGTGCTCAGCGCTGGGACCAGCATGGAGTTCTGGAACAAGGCCCAGACCATTCGCGAGAAGGCAGCGGACACTCAGGCATTGCGTACAGCAATTACTGGGAATATGCCAAGCTCCACCCTGGCGGGGATGTACAAGGGCGACCTGGGCAAGGCGCGCAATGAGTTGCTCAAGAGCTTTCCGGATACCCCGGAAGGGAACCTGCAGCTGCTGGCATACGGAAGCAACAGCAAGGATGCGTGGGCCGTCAACGAGGCGCACAAGCGCATGTCTTCGGACATGGCGCGTACACTGACTACGCTGGACCAGCTCGGTGAGGGCGGCGAGGTTTCCCGCGAGAACGTCAACAGCATCAACCTGTGGGCACAGGCTTATAGCACCAGTACGGACTTAGGGAAGATGGCACTGCTGTCTGAGGTCCCATCCGAGTGGCAGGGGGTAGTGCAGAAAGCTATCGCACAAAACCCGAGTAACGCCAGCAACACTATCTTGGACGACCTGCGCCGCCAGGCGCGTAACAAGGCCAGTGGTCGCTACAGCAACATCCAAAGTAACCCCACGGACAAGATGGTGGACCCTAGCGGTACCAGCAACTGGTTCAGTTTCTTTGGCGATGCCGACGCTCAGCGCCAGGAAGCGCGCGCTGCTATGGAGGAGGAGTACCGTTATACGTACAGCCGCAACCCAGAATCTCTGGTAGGTAAGGATGCCGAGGACATCAACACGATGCTCAAGGGTAACATACAAGCCCGTAAGCTCGAGCTGGAAATTGCCGGTACGCCGCGGCACGTGTATCTGCCTGCCGGTACCTCTCTGCAGTCTATCATGGGTGACTACAAGGGCGACCAGGAACAGTTCAAGGCTACGCTGCAACAGCAGATTCAAAACCAAGTCCAGGCTATCACTGACCCCAGCAACATGGAACGCGTAGTGGTGCAGGCCGCCACCGCGGGCAACGCAGGTCAGAACATGACCGTAACCGTGTTCGACAAGAAGGGCACATTCCAGACTATGTCTGTGAACCTTCGCGACGTTCAGTCTACTGCACAAGCTGCGTATGATTCAGCACTGGCTGGAGAGATGAAGATTGGCGGCGAGCAAGTGGGTGTACGTCCCGCCACCTTCTACGACCACGACAACGGACGTGCTGTCAGCGTGCAGGTCAACGGCCGTAATGCGGTTGGGCTGGAACCATCGCTGTTTAGTGATATCCTCGCCACCACTATGAAGTTCGAAGGGTTCCGAGAAGGCAAGGGCAAGGGTAGCGTAGGCTTCGGTCTGCACGTTAACTCTGGCATGCCAGTTCCTCGGAAAGTAACCATTGACGACGGTATCAGTATCCTCAAATCCTCTATGGAGAAGCAGTACGTTCCGAACGTGCAGAAGCAACTCAAGGGGCAGGGTTTGAATGCCTCCGACGAGGCGTTAAAGGTTATGGTGGACCTTAACTATCATGGGGGTAACGGTAGCTCTGGCCCCGTAGCAGAGGCGGTGGCACAGGTACGCAAGGCTGCTAAGTCCCCGGTGGGGGCGTATCAGTATCCTGTATCTGCGGCCCAGGGTAGGGCTTGGCAAGCGCTGCGGAATACCCCGGCGTACAAGCAGGCCCAACCTGAGCGCAAGAAGTACCTGGAACAAAACCTACGTGATTGGCTCTTTGAGGCAACACACTAACTAGAGGCCCTCCGGGGCCTCCCCTTATCAAAATTCTTTTAGGAGATATTATGGCTCAGTTTCTGAACCAAGAACCGAATCCACAGGAAAAGGATTCTGCTAAGGGCGCAACACTTAAACCTGCGCCTGAGCGCGTAGATTGGAACGATGCCGGAGATAACGGCCTGAACGCACTGGAGCGTGCCTCCTTATTGGCGCAGGCCAAGACTCCAGCTACTACAGCCGCAGAGAGCTTTGCGTCGGGTATGGGCAACAGTATCATCGCCGCGGCTATCCGTAAGGCCTCTGCCCCGGCATTTGACCGGGACCAGAACTTTAACGCCAAGCAGACTCTGAGCAGCGATACCCGGGCTAAGCTGTATGCTCCAAATCAGGAAGAGATTGATTACTTGCACGACTCGGTGTCAGTCGAGGACTATAACTACCGCATGCAGCAGATGCTCGAGCAGCGCGACCGTGACCGCTTAATGGCTGACAACACAGTAGCCGGGTTCGCGGGTATGTTGGTAGGGGACTCCCCGTTCATCCTGGCCCCGATGTCCGCCGCCGGTATTGCTGGCCGCGCGGGCTTAGCTGCACGTACCGCTATCCGCGCTGCTGACGTAGGCTCTGCATTCTATGCACAGGACCAACTGGGTCAGTCTGCTGCTGTAACTGCACTGATAGCAGGCGTAGCCGGGTTAGACCAGCTCTGGGATATGTCTAAGGCTGCTAAAGCTGCCGCCAAGGCTCGTACTGGGCGTGAGCCTATGTTCGACCCAGAAGCGCCTACAACCCGTACAGCTAGGGATGCTAATGTTACCGGAGTAGGAGGGGGGGAGGAAATCCTCACTAAGACACTGGATGAAAGCATCCAAGTATCTAGAAACAACACCGCCTCCGTGAACATGAAAGCACAGCACGTAGTTCAGTTCTTGAAGAAGTCTGAACACTTAACGGCAGGTCAGAAGGCTATTCTGGACACGCTGGGCGATGCTGTAAACGACATTGATTTTAAACTGGTAGCAGGCTCCGCAAACCGTAGCCGCTACACTTATGCACAACAAGATTTAGCTAAGCGAGGAGAGGTATCTCTGCGCGCGCCTAAGCGAGCTAATGGCAGCACCTGGACTGCAGCCGGGGACGCACTGCGCGCCATGGATGCAGACACAAGCAGGGTAGCTGTGCACGAACTGATTCATGCCGCCACTGCGCGCGCCGTTGACAGTAACCCCGAGATTGCTAAGCGCCTGGAGGAAGTGCGTGCTGTTATTGCAGCTGACTCCACCCTGACGCCACGTATGCGGTATTATGCAAGCAACGTGCACGAGATGCTTGCAGGCTTAGGCGACAGCCCGGAGTGGGTTGAGCACCTGGCACGGACGAAATCCCCCACCGGCAAGAGCATGCTCCGCCAACTGGGCGAGTACATCATGAATGCCCTGGGCATCAAGGCCAAAGGTTCTGCCTTGGAAGATGTCTTGGATGCGTACGAGGACGCCGTTAAGTGGACAGCTAAGGATTATGCAGACCAAGCCCAGAGCTTCCGTAGCGAAGCCTTCCAGGACCTGGCGGGCAGCACTACCCTCAACGAGGCTAAGGGTGCCCAAGCTATGCTGGATGGCGCTAAGAAGAAGCTCGCTACTATGTTTGCCCTGTATGACAACATCGCTCAAGGCAATGAAGACTTGGCTAAACTGCTAGTGTCAGACGCGTCCGCCGTAGGTGGCCGTCGCCCATCTGTAGTGGACTTCAAGCGCAACCTCACTTTGGAGATGGATGCTAGCGCCAGCGTAGTGGAAGACGCTATCCTGGGCGCGTTGAAGGATAAGGGTGTAGGTTTCTCTGAGCGCTTCTTCCATAGGAGCAAGTTCCGAGCCGAGCGGGCTGCACTGGAAGACCGCCTGGGCAAGTACCTGGATGCTGCTTATAGCGCCGACGTAAACGGGCGTCCTGTGCCTGTACCTGATGCAGAGATTGCCCCACTGGTAGATGCATACCGCAGGTCCGGGTGGGCGGGTAAGTGGTACGAGCATATGCGCGCCGCTGGTTTGGTTGACGATGGTGCGTTGGTTAAATCTGACTACTATTTCCCGCGTCAGTACAGCTACGACAAGATGCGTCAAGGTATTGCACAGGGTAACACTCTGGATGACTACCGCGCCCTGTTCCGGTCCGCCCTACGGGATGTGTACCCGAGCATGGAGTCAGAGGTAGTGCAGCGTGTTGCCAAGGAGATGGTTGACGGTATCTATAATGGCCGTGCCGGGCAGTCTGGCCCTATGTGGAAGCAGCTGATTAACGGTATGGGTAACGACGAGGTCGTCATGGCTATGCGTAGCGCTGGCGTAGATGAGTCTGCAATCCAGAGCTTCTTGGCTGGTAACGTACGCGAATCCGGCAGCACATCCCCTGCGCGGAACCTGCGTCAGCGTACTCGGTTCAACATGGACAAAGAGTATCTGGTGAACGGTAAGAGCATGCGCATGCAGGACCTGATGGATACTGACGTAGCCAAGGTTATGCACGGGTACACTAACCGTATGTCCGGCCGTGTAGGTATGGCCTACGCAGGCGTACAGGACCTGGGACAGCTCGCTAAGATGATTGATGAGTCTAAGCATGCACTGGCGGATTCCGCTAAGTGGGAGAAGACCGTCAACGACACCATTGACTTTATACTGGGTGGGGCACCTGCTGACGCTGGGCAGCTTCCGGACTTGCTGCGTGCAGCGGGGAACATGGCGAACGCTACCATGCTTAAGAACTCCGGGTTGTATCAGCTGACTGACACTGCTCTGGCTATGAAGGAGTTCGGTATGGCTAGAGTGCTGCGTAGTATGCGTGACCAGCCTTGGTTCAAGGAAGGTGCCGTAGCTATCAATACTTCGGATATGGCTGCTCGTCTAGACACCGTGCTGCGGGGCAACATCCAGAAGGAGATGCGCTTCCGCTGGTTGAATACGTACGCCGACGATAACTTGGACCTGACCCGTCAGGCCTCTTGGTTCAACGTCACCCAGAACGTTGGGCAGGCTGCACGTCACGTCAACGGCATGAGTATGGTGCACCGGCTGCAGGTTAACCTGAACTCCGGTATTGTGGCAGATGAGCTTACGCAGATGTTCAAGGGTGACGCTGAGGCGTTTAAGCGTCTAGAGCGTTTCGGGCTTACCCGAGACGTTGCCGACCGAGCTATCGCCGCCAACAAGGCTAACCCTGGCGCTATGTTCCAGCCGGACCTGCAAATGCAAGTTGAGGTTGTGGGGACGCGTATGATGGACTACCTGGTACAGCAGGTCCGTACTGGCGAGACTTCACACTTTGCACAGTTCAACCCCATCGGCAAAGTCATTGTAGGGTACCAGAGCTTCGCACTGGCTGCCACTAACAAGATTCTGCGTAGAGAGCTGAACGATGCTGGGTGGATTGGTGTAGCCCATATTATGGCGTACCAGTTTCCGTTGATGCTGCTGGCTACTATGGCTAAGCACGGCATGGATGGGAAGGACGTAGACACCCAGAAACTCATCGGCGAGTCCGTGATGGGTATGAGTGCCATTGGCGGTATATCCTTACTGCAGGATATCTTCCTGGGGGATTCTCCCCGACACTCGCTGGCGTCTATGGGTTATGTCACAGGACTGCTTGGGGCTGTGCAGGGCCTGGCTACCGGTAATATGGATATCAAGACCTTCACTAAGCAGGTACCGCTAATCCAGGAATTCGCACCTACGCGAGCTATCATCAATAACTTTGGAGACGACTAACGTGGCATTCAGCTGGCAAGAGCAAATCAAGTCAGCTGGTACCCAGGATATCCAGTGCGATATTGAGTATTTGGACAAGTCCTATATTCACGTATATCTCGACGGCGTCGAAACCACTGGATACACTTGGACCAGCGCTACTAATATCAGGCTAAACACAGCCTTGGCAGCAAGCACGACTGTGCTACTAATCCGCAAGACGGAGCGGGAGTATCTGTACATTGAGTTCGCCAGCGGTTCTCCGTTCATTGAGGTAAACGTAGACTCCCAAAACACGCAGTTCTTGCATCTGGCGCAAGAACTGGTGGAGGGTCGGGCTATCCCCGGATTCTACGGCACTATTAGCATGAACGGGTACCGCATAACCGACTTAGCCAACCCAATCAACGCCCAAGATGCCGCCACCAAGTCTTATGTAGATGCCGCGGACACCTTACTAGGGCAGCGCATTGACGCAGAGGCCGCTACGCGGAAGGCCGCTGACGATGCCTTGAGTATGCGTACGTCCGCTCTGGAGAACACCTTTATAAGCGGTGTAGAAACGGTAAGTTACCCGTGGAGCACAGTATTGACAGCGGATACAGACGAAGTAACTCCAGGCCTAGCCTTCACTAAGGCGGTGGTGGAGCTTAACGGGGTTGGGCAGATTCGTGGCTACAGTTTCGAGATTGTAGATAATACGATACTGTTTGCAGAGACCCTCCCCGCCGGAACGGTTGTGGCTGCCCGGCTGGGGGCCGACGTAACTGCGGGGGATGGCTTCGCCTCACAAGCATCCGTAGATTACTTGGCCGACTCCTTGGGAGATTTGGCGTATCTGGACAAGGCTGCAGCTGTATCTAACGCAACAGGCACAGGGGATGTAGTGGATAAATTTAATGCTCTACTGGCAGCGCTGCGCACTAGTGGGGTGCTGGGAACGTAACAGGAGAAAATATGGCAGGGGCAGCTAAACGTAGTCGCCTCTCGGAGCTGCACCGCATGTTCACCGAGGCCTTGATTGAAGAAATCAAGCAGTCTAAGGAAGATGAGGTGCCGCTCCCCGCCGCAGATAAATCGGTTATCGCCAAGTTCTTGAAGGACAATGACATCACCGCGGACGCAGATTCCGAGGAGATGCAGGACCTTCGTGACGAATTCGATGACGAACTAGCGGCGCGTAGAGAGGCGCGTAAGCAAGAGATTCTAAATAAAGTTGGTGGTTCAGACTCTGAGGACTTACTAGAAGGGATTGTCTAATGGTATCTGTGAAGACTGCGCGAAGACTGCGCATGCTCAACCAGAAACTTACTGGTTATAGTGCGAATCCGCGCAGTATTCCCAAAGAGGAGCGCGAGGATATCGCGATGATGATGGCCGCCGCTCTAAGCGACTTCCGGGAATTTGCGTACATCGGTATGCGGTTCCTGGGCTTTACGCTCACGGACATGCAGGCCAACATTGCAGAGTACATGCAGAAGGGCCCCAGGAAGCGCATGGTGGCCGCGCAGCGTGGTGAGGCTAAGTCTACACTAGCTGCACTGTACGCCGTCTGGAGGCTCATCCAGGACCAATCATGCCGTATCTTGATTGTGTCAGGTGCAGAGAAGCAGGCGTCCGACGTTGCGAACCTTATCATCCGTATGCTGGAAACCTGGCCGCTGCTGTGCTACTTGAAGGCTGACCCTACTCGTGGGGACCGTACTTCATTCGAAGGCTATGATGTCAACTGCGACCTGAAACCGCTGGACAAGTCCGCCAGCGTAGCCTGTGTAGGTATCACTGCATCTCTGCAGGGGAAGCGCGCGGACCTGCTGATTCCTGACGATATTGAAACAACCAAGAACGGCTTAACACAAACCCAGCGTGAGCAGCTGCTGATGATTTCTAAAGACTTCGCAGCTATCTGTACGCACGGGGATACGCTGTACCTGGGTACACCGCAGACCAAGGACAGTATCTATAAAACCCTGCCGGGACGTGGCTTCGAGGTCCGCGTATGGCCTGGGCGCATTCCGTCTGTTGAAATGGAAGAGCGATATGGAAGTACACTTGCTCCTTATATCCTGGAGCTTATTGAGCGCGGCTATAAACGCACCGGCTTCGGTGTCGACGGGACGCTAGGTGAGAGCACGGACACCGGGCGCTATGACGAGGATGCACTGATTGAGAAGGAGCTGGACTTCGGTCCGGAAGGCTTCCAGCTGCAGTACATGCTCGACACCACCCTGTCAGACCAAATGCGTACGCGCATCAAGCTCTCGGATATGCTGGTTTACTCCGGCAGCCAGGATTCCTCCCCGGAGACATTCTCCTACATTGCGGACCGCCGGTACCTGTACCAGCACGAGCATGAGGGGATTATGGGCCAGCAGATGTACTTCCCGGCATTCTACGGGGACATGCACCTGCCGTACCAGCATAAGCTAATGGTCATTGACCCAGCTGGCTGTGGTAAACTCCTTTACTGCCTCAGCCTTAACAACACCCATTAAATTCGGTGAAACTCTCTACGAGACAATACCGAGCCAAGCCACTTAAGTGGAAGGTGTAACGACTAATTGTACATCTAAAGTTAGATGGAAACAGTGGGCCTTGACTTATGGTCAAGTGAAGATATAGTCTGAACTATACGGTGACGTATAGAGGAAGAGTAACGACCTTCCGTAACACTAATAGTCGAGATATGCTAAGGAGCATTAAATGACAAACTTTAAAAGCATCAAACACGTAGACCGCCAACGCCTGTACAAGGTATATCACATCCGTAAGATTGGGTGTGAAGATACCTCGGAAGGGTACATTGGTATTACTAAGAACTCCCTTAAGTTTAGACTTTCCCAGCACGTGACCAGTAAGCGTCCAGTAGGGCAGATACTGAGAGAGCTTGGGAAAGACTCTGTAGAGATAGTTAAACTCGCGGAATTGCCATTCGATGAGGCTTGTCAAATGGAGTACAACCTACGTCCTAAATTGCGGATGGGTTGGAACTACATGGCAGGCGGGGCACAAGCTGCTCCGGAGTGGTATAAGCACAAGGTAGGGTTTGATGCAAGGTTCCAACCGGGGCAATTACCTCACAACTACGGCACTGGTAAGCGTGTACGTTTAACCAGTCCAGAAGGTGAAGTGTTTGAACCTGAAGTCCTAGAAGCGTTCTGTGCAGAGCACGGTCTTGTTAGACAGAACGTTCATAAGGTATGCAAGGGGCAGCGTAAGCATACTAAAGGTTGGACCGCAGTATACATCTCCTAGTTGGGTGATGAAGTTTCATACGCTGCTGGCGGTGCTGCGAACTCGTACATTCACCTATTCTCCGTAGGTGGCTTCCAAGGAGGTATCAGCGAAGAGAACATTGATAAACTGATTGACCTGTGCGTAGAGTTAGACATCCCGGATATGGTGGTGGAGAGCAACATGGGGCACGGTACCGTGTCTATGCTTATCCTGAACCGGTTACGGGAGCGGCGTCTCGCCGGTATTGGTGTACGGGATCTGAACAACTCCACGCAGAAAGAGCGTCGTATCATCGACACAATCAGCCCAGTTACTCGTCGTCACCGCCTGGTGGTGCATGAGCGTGCTATTCACGACGATATCGGCACCTGTATGGCGTACTCTCGCGATAGACGTTGGCTGTACTCTGCGTTCGCGCAGTTGTCCGGTATCACGTACGACCGTGGTAGTCTGGCGAAGGATGACCGAGCAGACGCAATCGCCATGATGGTGGCTACGCTGAATGGGCATCTGGTGGAAGATGAGAAAGTGGTGGCTGAGCGTGAGTCTGAGAAGATGGCCCGGGCTTTCATTGAGAACCCGCTGGATTGGGCACAGAGCAAAGTGTCTAAGGGACTTCGGGGCGTAGCTGCTAGGTTGCAGAACCGGGGCAGAGGTAAACAACATAGAGGAAGAAGATAATGGCATTTGCAAAAGCGACACTAGCAAAGCGCCAGGCAGTACGTGACGCTGCCATTGAGTTAGATAAGGCCGTGACTCTTGCACACGACACAGGGCCGCTGTTGGCATTAGGTCCAGCTGTAGATGCAGCAGGAGAAGCACTGGTGTCTGCACTAGCTGCCACTGGTTCAGCTACCCCGGATAACCAGGTTATCGTGAGCAATGGTGCTACGGGTAAGGTGACGAACAGCACCGGTGCACAGAACATTACCGGCACTTTACAGGTGAAGGGCGGGGCATTAAAGCAAGTAGTACTGCCTGCAACCACTACAATGGTCGGTAATACAGCCGCAGTGACTATTGCTGACAGTGCTAATAACAAAACCGTAACAGGTTCCGCTGTAGTAGCTGACGGCGCAGTGTCCCGCGTAGCAGCACCAGCCACGGCTGCTATCGTTACTAACGGTCAAGCGCTGACCGGAGTAACCCCCACAGGCACCTTCACCAATACCGTTACCTTTGCAGTGACCGACGGCGTTATTACTGGCATCACCCTCTCCTAACTTATAAGGAATATATTATGACAATTGCAAAAGCAACCTCAGAGCAACAGCAGGAGCTGCTGCGTCAGCTGAACATTCTCGGTAAGGACCTGTATGCTATCCTTACGCAGCCGCAGAACGTGGACCAGACTGGTGTCGCCTTCGATACCAAGATTGCTGCACTGGAAAAGGCGGTAAACGAAGTGAAGGCCGCTAGCTAATGCGTAAACTGGTCGCTGGGTTGCTGCTCGCGGTTACTCTGACTGGTTGCTCGGCGACCTCTGCACTCACCGGCTTAGTTGGTTCTAAGCCGGATGTATCTGCTCAGGTTGGTGCCGAGAACACCAAACAAACCGTTGGCTTGAATAACAAGGTGGACTCCAGCACCACCAACAAAACTGATGTACAGGATTCTAACGTAGGCACTTTGGACACGTCCAGTAAGAAGCAGGTGCAAACTATTAGCACCGGGACAATCCAGGCAGAGCGCCTGCAGGTGGTTAACAATGATAGTTACAGTCTTATCCTCGCCGGATTAGCCGGGGCCAGCATTCCTATGGTCTTCCTAGTGGTCATTCTGGTGATTCGTAAGCTGTTCAGGAAGAAGGGGCAGCAGGATGATTAAGGTGGGAGACATGGTTGGGGCAGACCTCGCTACCCGGGCAGGTGCAGCAGTTACTGGCGCTACGGTATCAGGAGGTTGGTTGGCAGAGTTAATGAGCTGGAACTGGAGCACTATCAGCTTCATCACTGCGACTGTGTGCGCAGTGCTAACCCTGGCGTGGAATGCGTATTACAAGCGACGTACATTCAAGCTCCTAGAGGAGCAGGCACGTAAGGGGACTATTAAATATGAGTTTAAGGACTAAGGTTATTGCAGCCCTCACGGGGGCCACTATGCTTGGCGGTGCCATTACCGGGGTGGTTCAGCACAACGAGGGGTTGAGCCTTACCGCCTATAAGGATAGTGCCGGTGTCCCTACAATCTGCTACGGGGAGACAAAGGGCGTCAAGATGGGCCAGAGAGCCACTCTGAGCGATTGTCAGAGGCAGCTGATACAATCAGCAGGAGAGCATGCAAAGGCTCTTGACGGGCTTCCTATGCAGCTCTCTGACGTAGCTCTGGTTGGGTCTGTAGACTTCATTTATAATGTAGGCGTAGCTGGCTTCAACGGCAGTACTGTGAAGCGGCACCTCAAAAGCCTGAATTACGCAGCAGCCGGAAAGGCCGTACTGGACTGGCGCTATATTAGCAAGTACCAGCAGAAATCCCCGGGCATCGGTTGGGTGTACAAGGGCAGCAACCGCTGGACCTTCGACTGCTCTCAGTACATTAACGGGCAGCGCAATAAAGTGTGCTGGGGCCTATGGGAGCGCAGACAGTGGCAGAGCAAGACCATTGGGAATCAGTATAAGAATGTAAACGCTGCGGTAGCAGCTCTTACTAAGACCGGAGGGTAAATGGCGTTAATTAGATTAGTAGCTCCAGAGCGGGTGTTCTCCGACTTGGCGAGCATGTTAGCATATCCAAACTTTCAGGTACAGGACAAGATTATCCTACTGGGCAGCGCCGGTGGGGATTTCACCTTTACTACTACTGCGTCGGTAGTGGATAACGGAACTGTGTTTGCTGTGCCCGGTGGGTATCTGCTCCGTAAATTCGTGGGCCCGGCATACAGCTCCTGGTTCAGTAATTGGGCAGGTATAGTCACGTTCATGGGTGCACCTAATAGGCACCTGATTGTGGATACAGTCTTGCAGGCCACGAGTGTGCTCAACATCAAAAGCAACTCTACACTAGAATTTACTGATACCGGAAGAATCCTGCCGGATGCTGCGGTTGCGCGTCAAGTGCTTAACATTATCGGCTCGGCACCCTCAGCGTTCGTACCGTTAGCAGCGGATGCCGCGGTGGGCAGCAAAGTCATTACGGTGGCTGCCGGGGCTTTGTCTGTGGTAAAAGGTACGTACTTGTATCTTCGCTCTAACAAGCCGTGTGACGGCGGGCCTAACAAGTACGGGGTAAAGATTTCCCAGATTAGGAAAGTGGTGGGAGTCAGCACCTCCAGTGGCGTCACCAGTATTCGGCTGGATAAAGCGCTGCACTATAACTACCACCTGTCTGATGCCGCGGAAGTAGGTGTCCCTACAATGGTAGAGAACGTAACCCTAGTATCTCCGTACATCAACGAGTTCGGCTACGACGACTTGAACCGGTTCTTTACTATCGGCATCTCTGCCAACTTCGCTGCGGACTTGCACATTCAGGACGGGGTTATTATTGGCAACAAACGCCCAGGGGCTTCTGATATAGAAGGGCGTAGTGCTATCAAGTTCAATAACTGCGTAGACAGCACCGTTAAGGGTACGTGCTTCTACAACATCGGATGGTACGGGGTGGAGGTTCTTGGCTGCTCAGAGGACACGGAAGTACACGATATCCACGCTATGGACGTACGCCACGCAATCTCTCTGAACTGGCAGAGCACTGCAGACGGGGACAAATGGGGGGAGCCTATCGAGTTCTTAGGCGTTAACTGCGAAGCCTACAGCACAACCCAAGCTGGGTTTGATACTCACGACATTGGTAAGCGTGTGAAGTTCGTTCGCTGCGTTTCCTATGACAGTGCTGACGATGGGTTCCAAGCGCGCACTAACGGGGTAGAGTACTTGAACTGTCGAGCTTACCGCGCAGCTATGGACGGGTTCGCCTCCAACACCGGTGTAGCCTTCCCTATCTATAGGGGGTGCCTAGCTTATGACAACGTACGCTCTGGCTTTAACTGTTCGTACGGCGGTGGCTACGTTTATGACTGCGAGGCTCATGGTAGCCAGAATGGTGTGCGAATCAACGGGGGCCGTGTTAAGGGTGGTCGGTACACGCGCAACTCCAGCTCTCACATCTTCGTCACTAAGGATGTAGCTGAGACAGCGCAGACATCCCTAGAGATTGATGGCGTGAGCATGCGCTACGATGGTACCGGAAGAGCTGTGTACTTCCACGGGACTATGGGCATTGACCCTACCCTGGTATCTATGTCTAATAACGACATGACCGGTCACGGTGTATCTTGGGCATTACTGAGTGGTTATACTGTGCAGCCTACACCACCGCGCATGTCCAGGAACTTACTGGATGACACAGGTATCCGTGGAGTGGCAACGCTGGTTGCTGGCGAGGCTACAGTCAATGCACGTGTACGTGGAAACTTTGGCAGCGCAGCTAACTCCTTCAAGTGGGTGTCTGAGGTTAAGCTGACGCGGTTGACCTTTCCTTCTAGTGCCGGGGCCTTGACGGTTACTAGCGTAGCACAGAACCGGGATGTGCCTACACCTAATCCGGACCTAAATAGCTTCGTGATTAGGAGCAGTAACGCAGCGGACGTATCCCAGGTAGCCTGGGAGGTGTATCTCTAAGTATCTCTAAGTAGCTCTAAGTAGCTCTAAGAGCTCCCCGGGGTATCTCTATGGTATCCCGGGGTATCGCTTGGGGCTGCTTGGGCATTGCTTGGGCACTCCTGAGGTGCACGTCTATACCTGGACCTGAAATTTATTAGACTCACGCGAGCCCCTCCCCTCACCCCCAAGCGCGCCCTAACGCCCCCATAGGGGGTGCCTGGCGTCAATTTAGGGGGGGGGGGGCACTGCTAGGGGCCACCTTGGGCCTGCTGGGGCGCACCAGCGGGCCTCAGTGGGCCTGCGCTGCGTTCTAGGGCTATCGCTAGTGCTACCCTATGCCTATCCCTGTGCGCTCACTAGGGCGCTTCCTGTGCGCTCTCTGTGGGCCGTAGGGGTGCGCTCTGCCTTACCTATTTTGTGTGCCTCGGTGTGGCACCTAGTGGGCCTACCTAGTGCCTGCATTGTGCGCCCATAGTGGGCCAGCTAGTGCGCTGCAGTGCCTGCCTGTGCTATCCCGAGTGCTACCCCTAGTATGCACTAGGCTATCCACCGGCTATCCGTAGTGCTTTACATTGTGCCGATTCTATGCTACGCTGCGCGCTCCCCACTAGGGCGCACTTCCACACTCAACACTATCCAGCGCTATCCCAATGCTATCCCTTTGCTCTTACTTTCATTCGAAAGCTAATACGAAATGAAGTTACCGGAGTAGGAGGGGTTTAGGGACACTATATACACTACTACTCACTATGCACTCACTAGGTACTCACTAGTATGTCCCTGTGCCTACGCAGTAGGCTGACATACCTACATAGTCACCGCATCACTCCGTGTCCTTACACTGCGTACGGACACTGCGTTCTGCTCCATGTAGTATTATATAGTGTTAGGTAGTATTGGTTCGTACTAGGCAGTATTGGCTAGCAGTGGCTACAGCTAGTGCTGGCACAGTGCTATCCCTAGAGCTATCCCTAGATTGGTTGGGCACTGTAAGTATTTGCCCTGCTTACCCTTTTTGCTCTTAGAGATAAATATTTGCAAAAAGCATTAAAAAGTACTTGCTTCTTTTGGTTCGATGCAGCTATAGTTCAATCACCGGGAGGCACTAGCGACTAGCTAGGCTAACCGGGGCAGAGTCGGGAGGCTCCGCTGGATTAAAGCTAGATAGTGTGAAGGGCTAGATACTCGATAAAAGGGTTGACACCGCGAAGAACATAAGCTAGATTGAATCCCGAAGTAAGTAGTAAGCTGGTTTGCGGGGAGGTGCAGTGCCTTGACGGTGCAGTGACCACCACAACCTAGATAATCAGTAGTAGTGAAGATGCAACGTCAAGAGCTGAGACGACAAACAGCAGGTGCGCTTAGATGATTGTGCCCTGAAAACGAAATCATCAAGCCCAGCGCGACTGGGGAGCCGGGGGAAACCACGAAGAGGCTGAATCAACGCGGTTGTACAGGTGCTGACTAGAATCAGTAACCCGCCAACCAATAACACTGACCTAAGCAACCGTGCTTAGCTGAGTGTTATACAGGAGCTAAGGAGCTAAGGAGCTAAGCATGAGCAAGCTGATAGATGCTGAATATAGGTGGCGCAGACAAAACGCAGCCGCGTGGGGGAGGCGCATTTCGGTACTGGAAAGTACAATAGAACACTTCTCTGCGTTGCAGAGTCTCACCCCTAATCAGGTAACGGCGTTAGTCAGTATGCGCATTGAGATTGCCAGACTGAAAGGGCACATAAAGGCGGGAACATGAAGTACAGAGATAAGTTGAAACAACAATTCGAGGGGCTTGAGAAGCTATCCGGTTCGGAATTGAGAAAGCGCCGGGACGCCCTGAACCGTGCAGGGTATACGCAGACCAAGCAATCCGCCACGTTCAGCACCACGGTGCGTGGCAAGACCAAGACTAAGGGTAGCAGCAAAGAGCCCAAGGGCTGGTACACTGTAAATTCACAATTAGGGGGTTAGTATGATGACATTCTTAGCAGTAGTTGGCGCATTCTTTCTTGTCGGCCCGATTCTTCGATTACTGTTCATTATCCTGTTCGTTAGCAAGAAGTGAAGAGTTTACTAATTACAGCCTATAGCATCCTTGCCGCGGTGCAGGAGCAGTACCTGTATGCTGCTGTAACGCCCACTGTGGACGGTAAGAGCAACAACGAAATTTGGGGTGTAGATTATGCACGGAAAGAATCCTGAGACGCTGCTGATGCGTAAGCAGCAACCAACAATCGACGGGCTGGCGCGGGAATACAGAGCGAAGGCAGCGCTGCGCCAGCATTATGCTGAGCAAGCACAGCGCCTGGGTATGACCCTGCGCGGCTACTGTGTCCGGTTTAATGTGCGGGGTGTTGTATGAGCAAGCAAAGTATGTATGATGTATACAAGCAGCCAAGCGGGTTGCTGTACCGAGTGCCGCTGTGCAGCCCACTGCACGCCAGCGCAGAATTCTATGCCGAGAAGGGCAATAAGTGGTTGACTTCCAGTCGCACAGTTGGTGGGGTGATAGCGCTAAGCAGCAGCGTACTAGTGGCCCGCAACGTAGTGTTCAAGGACAGCGTATGCTCACAGTAGACGAAGCTGCCGTTTTCATGTGGAGGCTGCTGGAAACGCAGGGCAAGTGCGGTTGCACTTGGGAAACATTCAAAGAGGTCCCTAATGAGCTCAAGCAAATCGTGCCAGTTGAGCGTCGATTACTCCGAGTTAGAAAAGCGGGTATTGGCACTGTTCTCACAACCTATCGAGAGTACACTGAATCTGCCGCGCGCGGATTGCAAGAGCGCATTGCGTTCGATGTGGTTGCAGCACTACGGCGGAATGGATACCGCGGAGCTTTTAAGCAATTTAGAGCCGCGATCCGTGCCTACTACAAGCAGAGACAACTCTCCGCGTGGTACGCACGCTGAACTCTTAGTGCATGACGAAGTTCTATTAACTCGGGAGCAAATGAAAATGCAAGAAACTAACACAGCACCTATCGAATGGAAAGTAGTGTTACCGGAAGGTGCAAACGCACTGCCGATTAAAGAATCAATGTATTCCAGCGGTGATTACTGGACCCCGTTCCAGGACTTGAAAATGCAAGGTTATGACCGCCCACACACTGAGGGCGCACTGCAGGCTCTTATGGGTCTCCTCAAAGTCAGCGCAAACACCCCGGGCTTAGAGGTCACTATAGGCGGAGCACTTCATCCGAAATATCGTGACATGTACAAGGCTGCCGGTCCGTTGCAAAATGTGGACTTGTACCATTCCGGAAATTTCTTCGAACTACTTACCCCGGCGCGGATCACTATCGACAACAAGTTCTGGGAACGTCGCCGCGACTTCTATGAGGGCGGAGATGTAGTGGTTGAGCGTGTACTTGCTAGCGTCGAAGCATTCACCGGCTACAAGGTGCACAAGCAAGCCCTGCAGTTATTCGAACGCATTATGCTTGCACCAGAAGAGCAGCAGCGCCGGGTGTATACTGGGTACGATTACGGCAGCCACATCCGAGACGTGCACGCCGCGGCGCTGCTCATGAAGTTGCACGGCTTCGTAGTGTCTAGATTCGCTGTGCCTTTGGGCTTTGGTTTCCGCAACGGCGAACCTATCGTGATGCTGGGGCAGCCGCGCATGCACAAGGACTTCGCTGCGGTTACTGAGTACCGCTGCGTGGAGATGCGCGTAGGTAAGTGGCTCGCTAACTACTACGGCAATGGCGTAGACTTCCGCGATGCTATCGAAGACCTCAAGGCTATGAACGTAGAGCCTACAACGTACCTGTGCAAGACCGAACAGGAATGGTACGATGCCTATGAGAGCGGCCCAAGTAGCTGCATGAGCGACTACCCCTTTGAGTGTAGCCCTGTGCGGACGTATGCCACCACCAGCCACGGGCTGCCGGACAATGGGCTGCGCCTGTTCATCCAGTACACCGGGGAACTGTTCGGCGACGACTTCGAAGTACGGGCACGAGCAATCGTTAACACCGAAACTAACGAGTACGTCCGTGCTTATGGCAACGCTGCGGATGCAATCCTGCGTGGGCATGGGTACACCAGAAACACAGGGTGTCTCGAAGGGGTAATGCTGGCGCGTATACCGCACCCAAGTAACGTTGGTGCAGTGCTGATGCCATACCTAGACAGCAACCAGTGCGGCGTAGATGAAGAAGGGAGTGACGCCTTTGTAATTCGTGATGACTACGGTTATGAGGCGCAAGATCCCGACGGATACATCTACGTGGACACAGAAACTGCCCGGTGTTGCTGCTGCGAAGAGCGCTACCCCGTCGACGACATGCAGGAAACCGCAGACGGGGATATGGCCTGTGATGGCTGCGTCGAAGAGGGGGACTTTGTATATGCAGTTGGCCGAGAAGGGCTGTATAGTCGCTGGAACTGCACCTGGTCTGATTACCACGATGCTTACGTATACGACGAGGACATCGAGTACTGCGCAGTAGAGGGTGTAGTGCACGACCAAGAGGAACTGGTGTTTGCACAGGACCGGCAGGTGCTTATTGAGCACGCAGAAGAGCACCCGGTGCACGGGTTAATTCTCACTGAGCATGCAGCTGATTGCTTGGGAGAGAAGTACCTGGGCAACGACGACGAAGGAGAAGTAGAGGAGGCAGCTTAATGTTCTTGAATCCGCACGGGATTGATATGCAGCTGCTCTTGCAGATACTGCAAACGCATCGGCCTAGCTGGGCGAGTACCAAGTGGTTCGAGCCGCTGCTCGAATGGGCGCTTGGCAGTGATATGCGCTACGTAAAGGACAAGCACGGGAACTACTTCGTGCTGGTGGGGGACTCCGAGCAAAGCGACGTGGCGTTTACGTCGCACCTCGATACGGTGGCGCGCCCCGGTAGTGCCGCCCCAGATGTTGGTTGCACTAACAAAGGCGTACTGTTCGTAAAGAATCCGCAGCAGGCTGACTGCTTAGGGGCGGATTGCGGCGCAGGTATCTACCTGATGCTGGAGATGCTGCGGCGGGGTGTGCACGGACGCTACTGCTTCTTCGTGGATGAAGAGGTAGGTTGTGAGGGCAGCGCTGCATCGATCAAGGATGACACTGGGTTTTGGACTGGTGTCAAGGCAATGATTAGCTTCGACCGACGCGGTGACGGTATCATCACGCACCAACGGTACATGCGCTGCTGTTCAGACACCTTTGCCAAGACCCTGGCAGAGCGCCTGGGACGCACGGAGCGGCACTTACAGAAGGGGGTATATACTGACTCAGCAGAGTTCGTCGGAATCATTCCTGAGTGCACCAACGTCGGCGTAGGGTACATGCACGAGCACACGCCGGATGAGGTGCTGGACCTGAACGTCCTTGGTCAAGTGCTTGAGCGGGTACTGCAAGACGGTACGTTCTCGCACCTTCCTATTGAGCGAGACCCGAAGGTAGTAGAGCCAGACCAATGGCTCTCTGCATCTACGCCCAGTTTACGGCAGCCATGGGACATGCCACCGGACGAGGACCCGCAATTGCTGGCTGCGTTCCGCGTAGTGTCACAGCTTTCTAAACAGAAACTGGTTAGCTGGGTGCAGGAGAACCCAGAGAAGGCGGCGGAGTACATCATGGTGTTCTCCGATTACGGCTTTCGTGATGAGTTGATAGACGTAGGCACTAGAGTAATACAGGACTGGGGCGGATACGATAATATTGTTGAGGGTTGATTATGTCGATGTTTAAAGTCGGTGATAAGGTTATTCGCAAACCACACATAGACAACCGGACATTTGAACGGCATCAAGGGGTTTTTGATTACTATACAATCACGGGTGCAAGTACAGGCGGGCACTGGTTGCAGCTAGACAACTTTACTGACGGTGGAAGGGACTACTATCCTTGGTACGCAATCAACTTCGAGCTGTACCAAGAACCGGGGGACGGGCTGCCGCCTGTCCCGGGCAAGGTGGTCTACATGAACTCCAAGCGCGACCCGGGAAATGACCAGCGCCTAGTTCTTGAGAAGGATAACGGGGATTGGGAAGGTTTAATGTACATCGAGGTAGTTCCTAAGAAGGGAAGTACTCGGGCAAAGGTTGAGATTGGGATTAACATCGACCCCGATTCAGCCCTGCAGTTGGCACACGACATTCGCCGAATGGCCATGGGGGTTAGGAGGAAAGAACGTGCTAAGGGTTGAGGACTACTTTGTATATTCACCAGATACAGGAGAAGTTGTCTGGTCTAAAAATGCAAGAGGATGCCGCTAAGTGGTATCAGCGGATGTCCTCAACTCTACACGGAGAATTCAGTGAATGGACGAGCCGTGGCTTAGAGCCTGCAAGCGCTTAGCTATAGGGCAATCCAGTAGATTCAGATGCTGCGGAAAGACGCCCGCTGCTTGTATCTACAATAAACCTGATGCTTGGAGTATGTATTGCTTTAGGTGTCACAAGACTGTTAATGAGCACAAGCAGTACCAGCGCATACAGTTACAGGAAGAGCCGAGGGTGCAGCCCTCTGCACCTGCAGATGCAATTTGCATTAGCCAAGCGCCTGCGGAAACGCAGAGTTTTATTTACGGATTCCTGACCACAAAGGGAATCATGCCTGAAATGGCGGAGGATGCAGAATGGAGCAAAGAGAAACAGCGGATAATATTCCGCGTCGGAAGCGCTGCTCTGGGCCGTGCAGTGCATGCTCAACAGCAACCGAAGTGGGTAATGTACGGTCAACCAATAGCTTTCGCTGTCGCGGTACCTGCCGTAGCACCGGCTGTAGCTGCGGCCGCACCTCTAAAGGTCGTGCTCACCGAGGACTATCTATCAGCGATCAAATATCAGCACGCGATTACGAACTACTCTGCAATGAACGTGCAGGCTATAGCTATGCTGGGTACTCGCTTGCCCGTGCAGTTAAGGGCGTGGCTGATACAGAACAAACCGACAGTGGTACTGTCCCTGGATAATGACCAAGCGGGACACTCCGGCGCGGCCATGATACGGCGCGCGCTACGTCCCTTTATGTCGTGCCACGAAATCTACTACGACGGGGACCCAAAAGAGGCAACAATACAGGAGTTATTAGATGGTATTAGGCGCGTGTAAAGAGCACAAACAGAAAGGCGGACCAAAGGGTTACGGAAATACCACGTTCAAAGGGCGGAAGATACCCCTGCATAGAAAGGTGTATTGCTCGGCGAACGATATATCTCCGGAGAGCATAGTGGGGCTAGTTGTGCGCCATAAGTGTGACAACCCGAGATGTATTAATCCCGAGCATTTAGAATTAGGTACGGTAAAGGATAACGTCCATGACTGTATTGCCCGGGGTAGGGCTAGACGTGGAGTTTCTAAAGGGGAGCAGAATGGGTACTCCAAGCTAACAGCGCAGCAGGTGGACTATATCAGGAAGACCTATAGGCGGTACAGCAGGGAACACGGCACACCGGCCATAGCTGCTAGCCTTGGTGTAAGTGTGTCAGCAGTGCACGATGTATTGAAAGCTAAAACTTGGAGGCCCTAATTGGACCTGATAGTTGTGCGTGCGATGTGCACGCAGAAGGTATGGAACCGCCTGCGAGAGCAGATTCCTAAGTCGATGCTTGCTCCGGATACTTCGAACCTTCTGGACTGGGTGGGGTTGTACTGGAACACGTACCCGGAGCACCAGGAGGTGCAGTGGGATGCGATGCAGAGCATGCTCAACCTCCGGGCGGGGCACTTATCCCGGGAAGAACGGGTAATCATGGACGAGCTTATGCGGGGAGTACAAGCCGTACCACAGGATTCTGTGGTAGGGATTGTCCAGACCCTGAACGAGCTGGCCTACAGCGGGGAGGTAGCAGCGCTGACGCAACGCTACCAAGACGGAGAGGAGATTGATTACCTCCTGGAGATGAAGCACCTGCAGCGCAAATACGGCGACGGTGCTGCAGTGCACGAGTCGCTGCTTGAATGGGAGAGCGGAAGTGTTGACGAAATACTTGCCGCGACTGACGAGAGCGGCGGTCTTAAACTGGGCGTGTTCGAGCAACTCGCTAGCAACATCCGAGGTCTACGTGGCGGGGACTGTATCGCAGTGGCTGCTCCTGTGGACTCTGGTAAAACTAGCCTGCTTGCGGCTATTGCTGTGGACTTTGCTGAGCAAATGCAGCAGCAGCCAGAAGTGTACGGGGACCGCCCCATCCTCTGGCTGGTTAACGAGGGTCCGGCGACGCGCACAGTGCCGCGGGTATATCAAGCGGCGCTGCACTGGACTCTGGCTGAGATTAAGGACCGGCACAGTAAGCAAGAGTTCGTGCCAGCCTACCTCAAGAAAGTAGGCAGGGCTGACCGGATTCGTGTTAAGGCTGCGCACTCCTTGACGATGGCCCAGATATCCACGCTCATGGAGGAGATGCGCCCCGCGGTAATCATCATCGACATGGTGGCGAACATCCGTGGTGGTACTATGGAGACCGAGCACCAGAACCTAGAAGCACGTTGGCAGGAGCTGCGTATCCTTGGGTGCGAGAATGACTGCGCTATTGTAGGGACTATGCAGCTTTCACTCGAAGGTTACAACATGCTCTTTCCACCGCTCACCGCTATGAAGCAGAGCAAGATTGGCGTACAAGGTGCCTTGGACTTAGCTATTATGATGGGGTGCTTGGACAGAAACGAGCAACCGCACATGCAAAACGTCCGCGGTATCAGTACTCCGAAGAACAAGATGGCACTATCTGGTAAAGAATCGCTCCTGCAATTCGAGGTGGGATTCGAGCCGGGACGGTGCCGCTTCGACGAAGGCCAGATTAACCGGTGACTTCCCTAGCGCCTTCTATGAGGGCGCTATGTAGGTACACAGGAGGCTAATATGCTTAAACCGTCAGACATCAACTACCTAGACGACGAGGTAATCAAGGCGTACGCTGCATCTGCAGGTACTTTCCGTAAACGATTCGCGCTGGACAGCAGCCAGCTGATTGTGCACCTGGCTATCAATAAGGCTCGGAGGGCTAATTGGAAATAAACTGGAAAGAACACTTCACGTACAAGGATGGTAAGTTATACTGGACCCACACAAGCCCGAACGGCGCATGTCAGCCGGGCAAGTTGGCGGGATACCTAGAAAGACACCATAACCGCTGGGTCGTGGGGTTGCATGGGAAGGCATACAAACGTGCTAGGATTGTTTGGGAAATGCACCACGGAGAGATTCCTAGTGGGTGTGTTATAGACCACATAAATCGCAACCGAGAAGATGACCGTATCGACAATCTCAGGGCGGTTCCTGTGACACTAAATAATCGAAACAAAACCATAGATAAGCGTAACAGTTCTGGCGTTCCCGGAGTGACTTATGATGCCGGACGAAAACGTTGGGCGGCATACGTAAACCGGGACGGAAAGCAAGTGCGTTTGGGAAGATTCCCCTCACTGGAAGAGGCTGCTGCTGCAAGAGCGGCAGCAGCCAATTCTCTGGGATATTTAGAGGTTTAGTATGTACCAGATTATGATAGTGGATTTAGAGGTCGAGAACTTTGAGTATTACGGCAACGTGGCATCCCCGTACTGTCCCGATAACTACGTCGTAGAAAGCGCATATCGCATAGACACAGTAGATGACGCCGGGCAGTTGCATACGGGGGACGTATTCAGTATCCGCTTCAACAACAAGGCCGAGTTCCTAGAAGACAACGCAGGCCCACACAGGTGGTTTTCCATACCGGAACACTGCACTATGATAGTCGCGCACAACAGCAGCTTCGAGGTGTCCTGGTTCTTATCCTACCAGCGGAAACATTTCGAGGACTTCCTAAAGCGTGGCGGCCGGGTATACTGTACGCAGCACGGGCAGTACATAGCCTCAGATTTCCAGGAGATGTATCCTGGGCTAGATGAGACCGCCCCAAAATGGGGTGGTCAGCACAAAGTTGATGGTGTGAAGATACTATGGGAGCAAGGGAAGCGTACTTCCGAAATTGATCCGTACCTACTTCACGATTACCTCGTCAACGGTGACGTGCCAAATACCGGGCTGTGCTTCTACGGACAATGCGCCCTATTCGCCCAACGCAATCAGATGCAGTATGTCTATGAACGAATGGAGGCAGCACTAGCTTGGAGCTATTGTCAATGGTTCGGCCTGTTCGTGAATATGCCAATTGCACGCAAGAACCAGGAGGAGCAGGAGCAGCGCATCCGTGAGATTAAGCAGGAGCTGCAACAGTACATCCCGAAGGACTTGCCGGAGACTCTTGACTTCAACTTCGGCTCGGACTTTCATATGTCCGCACTGGTGTACGGCGGACCTATCAAGTACCGCAAGAAGGTGCCATATGACCCTCCGCAGTACGTCAAGGCAGACTACTATAGGTATGAGGACGCAGAGGGTGCACACACTTATATACCGGTACACGACACGCACATGCAAGCACTGCAAACGGAAGGCGGGTGCTGGTATGTGGTGACGTATCGTGCGGGCAAGAACAAGGGCCTACCCAAAGTGTTCCGCATCGATACCGAGGAGGAGAAACTTAAATGGGAGGATGACCTTTACTTCTGTCCGGGCCTAGTGAACATCCAGGAGCTGCCGGAAGTTATCCGGGAGAAGTACGCAGAGCGCGGGGAGTTCCGGCAGGCGCGTACCCTGCAGGATGGCACCCCTGTGTATAGCACCAGCACTGATGCAATGGAGGCGCTGGCTCGCCAAGGTTTCGAGTTCTGTAAGTTGGTGAACGAGCTGGCGGCGCTGGAGAAGGACACCGGAACTTACTACTTGCGTGAAGTTCTGGACGCAGAGGGTAAAGTCAAAGAACGTAAGGGGATGCTGCAGTACGTAATCCCCGAGCGTCCCGATGGTTCCGGCATCATACACCACCGACTGAATACCTGCGCCACTGTAACTGGGCGACTGTCAGCATCGTCGCCGAATCTGCAGAACCTGCCTAGGGATGGAACTAGTGCAGTAAAGCAAATGTTCACGTCCAGATTCGGAGAGAGCGGACGCATCACTGAGGTTGACTACTCAGCACTGGAAGTAGTTATGTCTTGTGTGCACACGGGGGACCGTAAACTTCTGGGGCTGCTGCAGGCAGGTACGGATATGCACTGTTATCGCCTAGCTTTCCGTGAGGAACTGCCGTATGAAGAAGTATATGAACGCTGCCACAACAAGAAGCACGAGCTGCATCCGCTTTGGAAGGCAATGCGTACAGGTATTAAGGCTCCTAGCTTCGCTTGATTTAGGCGAAGTAAAACTATGTGAATTCGGGGAAACTCTAGAACAGACAATCCCGAGCGAAGCCTCATTTGAGGAACGTGTAACGACTATCCGAAAGGAGTAGGGCCAAGCGGTCCGAAGCGCATAGCCCCTGGTAACAGGGTGATGATATAGTCTGTTCTGCATGGGGACATGCAGCAGTTCATAAGAGAACGGGCGGGGCTTAGCGACCCTCGTCGAACACCAAGGCACAATATGGCGCTACGGCTAAGGGGATTGCGTTTGCTACTGGATGTACGGTGGAATTTGCACAGGCTTTCTTGGATAACGAGGCTGCGCTGTTCCCGCAAACAATTGGCTTCCGCGCTGTTGTCAAGGAAGAGGTAGAACGTACCGGTGCAGAGGGGCGCATGTACCGGGAGCAGGCCGACGACGGCAGCTACCGAATCTACCGCATCGGGACGTGGACCAGCCCAGCTGGTGCCCGCTACAGTTTCCGCCAGAAAGAGCAGTGGAAGGAAGTTGTGCCCGGGCAGCGCAAGCAGAAGGTAATGGACTACAAGGAAACCGAGATGGCAAATTTCTGGTGCCAAGGAGAAGCCTTCTTCTTAATGTGTGTAGCAGCCGGTATGGTTCTGCGTGCATTCCTGGCCCGTGACTGGTTCGACAATCAGGTGTGCCTGATTACGAACGTGCACGATGCGTTGTACCTGGATAGCGCCAACCCTGAGGTTGGACGTGAGGCGAGCCTGTTGGTTAAGCAGTGCATGGAGGACGCACCTAAGCGTGTCCACCAGCTCTGGCCTAACTACGGCATCATTGGTGAGGTTCCATTCCCGGCGGAATGTGAAATGGGGGTAAGTATGTATGCCAAAGAGAAAATCGAGTGAGTGCATCAACCATCCTGGGGGTATGTTTCCATCCGGGTATGGTGCTAAGTGGTGGCGGGGGGGGGGGCCACCAGAAAGGCCCACCGGGTAGCCTATTGC